GGCTTCATGTACCTTGGAATTTACGGGTTATTACTCAGGAAGAAAATTTATTAAAATCAAATAAATTAGTTGCAAATTGATGTAGAAGTAGTAGTATCTTGATAACTGGGTGATTCACTATGTCGCCACTGCCCCAGCAGACGATGCAACGATTGACATAGTAACTTTTGCATAAGGAGTCCATTATGGGACGTAGTACTTTTTCCGGTCCAATTTTATCCGGCGCTAATCGCTTTGGGCCAGTTCGTGACATAGGTTATACAGACCTCGTTCAATCCGCTTTACTAGATTTTTCTGTAACATCTGCTGGCGCCAATTATGGCGGTACTTCTGGTCAGTTTGTTGCCTCTAACAACATTCCTAATAGCAATGCTGTAATCTATACTCCACAAGCAGGTGTATATAGCAATACTGGTCCAACAGCAGCTGCAGCTCCTACGGCTGACGCTACTAACCTTGTTTATCGCGGCTGCGTATTTTATCTACCATATAGCTGCAATATTACTGACGTTATCCTTGATATCGGTACAGTTCCAAAAGATTCTGCTGGTACTCCAGTAGCAGTTTCTGCTATCCAGCCATATGTTTCTAATAAGTTTGCAACTTCTACTGGTGTTTACGCTACTTTTGCTAACATCTCTAGCCCAGCTGCACAGCGTTATACAGCAACATTTGTTGGCTCACAGTTAACCAACTCTAATGCTACTTTGCAAGACTTCCAAAACCTTCAGCCTGGTCAAGAGCCAGCATGGTTTAGCCAAGTTGTTGTTACATTAGCGATGACTACAACCGCTGCTGGTTTGTCTTCAGGTCAAGTAGAAGTAACAATCCGTTACAACCAAAATGACATGAACATTGGTAATGCGACTACTTACCCATACGGTAACTTTGACTAATTAATCCCGGGGACTTCGGTCCCCATTGTTAACAATTTAGGAGATTAGTTATGAGTGGAAATATTGGGATATGGTCTTCGGTTACCAGATTTGGTAAGTACGAGCCGTTTGAATTACAAATTGCTCGGCGCCAAATTTTAGGCCATGAGGGTGCAAATATTTTTGGTTACAGCACTGCTATCGGCAACGTAAACCAAGCTATTTGGGAAGGTTCTTCAACCTCTGGAAACGACTATGTTTTTCCAGCAAGTGCTGCTCAACTTCAATTAAAAAGTACAAGCGCATCTGATGGAACATCTTTAAGTGTTCAGATTTTAGGGTTGGATATTAACTTTAACCCAATCACAGAAACTATTGCTTTAAACGGAACAACAGCAGTTACTTCGGTTAATTCATACTATCGTGTAAATCAGTTGTATGTGACTAATGGAACTAACGTAGGCACAATCACCGCAACACAAGGCGGCACTACTGTTTATGCCCAAATTAATCCGGGTATTGGTGTTTCTCAGATGGCTGTATATACCGTTCCAAATGGTTGGACATTTTTCCGTCAACAGATATATGTTAATTCCAGCTTTTCTGGATCAAACTTTGCAACAGTTCGTCAGACAAATTATTACAATTTGACATCGTCAGTAACAATAAACGGGTATTCATTTGCCCACCAAAATAACACTTCCCAAGTGCAACCATTTATTGTGAATTCGCCTGCAATGTATGATGGGCCAATTCCATTTCCTTTCCCCGGCGGTACAGATATTAAGTGGGAAGCACAGACTAGCGGTGGCGGTGTTAATGGCGCTTTATCTATTGGTATTTTTGGTACGTTAATTCAAAATAGCATTCCGGGATCTACTGGCTAATCATGGCAACCAAGAAAAAAGGCCCTAGCTTAGCTGTTGGTCGCGGTGAGAAACTCCCAGTATCGAAAGGTGCTGGGCTTACCGCTAAAGGCCGTGCTAAGTACAACCGTGAAACTGGGTCTAATCTAAAGGCTCCACAGCCTGAAGGTGGCCCACGCAAAAAGTCTTTTTGTGCACGGATGTCTGGGATGCCCGGACCTATGAAAGATGAAAACGGTAAACCAACTCGTAAAGCAGCTAGTTTAAAAAGGTGGAAATGCTAATGGGTCCAGATATTAATACTATTTGGAATATAGTACTGACCGCTACTATGGGGTTTGTTGCTATTTTGTATAAAGAAAAGTCTTCGGAGCTCGTTCGGATTCAGATTCTTTTAAACAGAACTAGAGAGGAAATAGCTCGTGATAACGTTACTCAAGCAGAAATTGATCGGTTGGCTGAGCACATTGATGCGAGGTTCAACAAACTCGAAGACAAAATCAACCAGCTCATCACGAAAGGGTCGGTCCGTGCCTAGTAAAAGTAAAAAACAGCATAACCTGATGGAAGCTGTGGCTCATAGCCCAAAGTTTGCTAAAAAGGTTGGTATTAAACAGTCTGTTGGTAAAGAGTTTGCAAAGGCTGATAAGGGTAAGAAGTTTGGTACAGGTGGTGGTGTGGGTGTAACTCGAGGCGGTAAGGGTATGGTTAATCGTCAAGAGACAAGGTTTGGCAGTGTTCTAGGGCAGGAAAAGAATGCTCCAAATATTAATTTAAACAAGTATGCTGGTAAAAAAGCTGGCGGAAAGATAAGGAAATAATCATGGCAATTAAAAAAGTATCCCAAAAAGAAACTATGGGTAGCAAAACTATGGGTGCAGTAAGAACTGCTGCTCCTAGCAAAGACGGTATCGCAGAACGCGGTAAGACTAACTGCAAATACCCAAAGATGTCCGGTAACACAATCGGTGATGGTCCATTAGTTCATACTAAATAATCATGACTCCAGAACAGCAACAAGCGTACTACGCTAAAAACAAAGCAGAAGCCGATAAAAAGGAAGCTGCTAAGGACTATGAGGTTTTTGGATCTCGTGGTGATGCTGCTCGTAAGGGCATGGAAGAAGGTCGCATGGATGCAATGGGTAACGCATACAAGAAAGGTGGAAAAATTATGGAACACAAACATAAAATTGAGCATGAAAAGAAACATGCTGCTGGTCATCAGCACGAGCAAGAGAAAGTTGCTAAACATGCTGCTGGTCACAAATTACACCATGAGCACGTAAAAGCTATGTGCGGTGGCGGAAAGATGAGAGCTAAGTAATGAAAGCTTCTCGCGGTATGGGTGATATTGCTCCATCCAAAATGCCTAAAGCTAAGACGATTGTCCGTAAAGACAATCCGAATGATGTCACTATGTATAAACGTGGTGGCAAGACTAAGGTAAAAAAGATGGCTACAACGATGCCTAAACGTATAGAAAGAACTAAAAAATGACATTATTTGATCACGTATTTACTTATATTAGAAGCGCTGGGCATGCGGTAGAAAGCGAAGAACACAAGCTTTTAAATGAGTTTGTTACCTATTTAGCTAGTAATAGCGTAGTCGCTGGATTTTTTCAGAACTCTGGTACTGAACATGAGCATGAAGTAGTTGCTAATTTTGCTTCTTCTTTGATGCCTGCTGAGCAGTTTGTACAGCCAGAAATCCCTGCTCCAGTAGTAGAAGAGCCAGCTCCAGCACCAGTAGAAGCGCCAGCTCCAGTTGAAGAACCAGCTCCAGCTCCAGTAGTAGAAGCGCCAGCTACAGTTGAAGAACCAGCTCCAGCACCAGTTGAAGAACCAGCTCCAGCTGAAGAAACCCCAGTACAGGAGTAAGCAATGGCTGAAAAATGGATACAAAAGGCTATCAAAAAACCTGGTGCCTTGCGTAGTGCGCTGGGCGCAAAGAAGGGCGAACCTATCCCTGCTAAAAAGCTTGCAGCTGCAGCTAAAAAACCAGGTAAGATGGGTCAACGTGCGCGATTAGCTGAGACTCTTAAGGGCATGAAGAAATGACCACATCATCTACAACGCTATTTAATTTAGATATGGGCGACCTCGTTGAGGAAGCCTTTGAGCGTTGTGGTACGCAATTACGTACGGGCTATGAATTTAGAACAGCCCAACGTAGCGTTAACTTGATGACGATTGAGTGGGCTAACCGCGGTATCAATCTATGGACAATCGAGCAAGGGCAAATCCCAGTCAATATTAATGGTGGCCAAATCAGCTATCCGATCCCAGTAGATACGATTGATTTATACGACCATATTAGTAGAACAGGCACAGGGCAAAATCAGCAAGATATTAACCTTACCCGTATTTCCGCTGATACTTATTTGACTATCCCTAATAAAAATGCCTATGGTCGCCCGTTACAGATTTGGATTGACCGTCAGTCTGGTAATGTAGACTCACTTCCTACCACTGCTTTAACGCAGGCTGCAGCTGCTACTGATACTACTTTATATGTAGCCTCTACTCAAAACTTACGTTCGCAAGGCTACATCAATATTGATGGTGAGACCATTCTTTACCAAAATATCGGCACAGCTAACGGTGGAAATGCTAATCAGCTACTAAATTGCTATCGTGGTCAAAACGGTACTACTGCAACTGCACATGCTCTTGGGGCTAGTATTTACAATAACTATCTACCTAATATTAATATCTGGCCTACGGGTAATCCCGGACAACAGTTCACCATTATTTACTGGCGCATGCGCCGTCTGCAAGATGCTGGCACAGGTGTGACTACTCAAGATATACCGTTTAGATTTATTCCTTGTATTGCCGCTGGCTTGGCTTTTTATATGTCTATGAAGCTACCAGACGTGAATCCAGCTCGTATACCAATGCTAAAAACAGAGTATGAGGAGCAATTTAAGCTAGCTGCAGATGAGGATCGTGAGAAAGCTGCTTGGCGTATGGTGCCCCGCAACATGAATTACTATAGATAATCATGCCAAATAAGTTCGCCTCTGGCAAACATTCGATAGCTGAATGTGATCGTTGTGGTCAGCGGTATAAACTTCATCAGCTAAAAACACAAACGCTAAAGACTAAACCTTGGCGGATTAAAGTATGCTCAACTTGCTGGGATCCAGATCATCCACAATTACAAATTGGTATGTATCCTGTTTCAGACCCACAAGCAGTTAGAGAGCCAAGACCTGATTTGTCGTATTATGCATCTGGGTCTACTGGTTTATACACGAACCCTAATGCTAGTAATAGCGTGAATAACGCGGGATATCCTAGCGACGGTAGTAGAGAGTTTCAATGGGGGTGGAACCCTGTAGGTGGAGCAAATTACTTTGACCGGTATTTAACTCCAAATAGCTTGATTCCGGTCATAACAATCGGTACAGTAACTATAGTCACAACTTAGGAGTTAAAAATGGCAAAACATGATGACGTAGCAGCAGATAAGAAGCTAATCAAGAGCATGGTCAAACCAGGCGCTATGAAAGGCATGAAAAAAGGCGGCGTAACTAGCAAAGAAATGAAGTCTATGGGACGCAATGTAGCTCGTGCTATGAATCAACGTAGCTCTTCTAGAGGTCGTTAATATGGCAACTCAAATTAAACCAACTAGCAAAAACAGTTCGCCTATGCGCACTGGGCATGCTAAAAATAACTTGCCTGCCGAAGCCTATGAGAAAAACGGTACTGGCGTAGCTGCGCAGCGTAAAGCTACTGGGCATGATGCTAAAGACCCAAATACCATGAGAGCTGATGAGCTTGTTCCTGGTGGTCCAGCTATGACTGTATCTATTGGCAATAAGACTCGTGGCCCTAAAACTGACGGTATCGAGATGCGCGGTGCTGGCGCTGCAACTAAAGGTCGTATGTCCCGTGGACCAATGGCATAAGGATTAGACTATGAACTATGAACAGTTGTATAACACTATTCAGGCCTATGCTGAGAATACTGAACAGCTGTTTGTAGCTAATATTCCTGTTTTTGTTCAACAAGCTGAAGAGAGGATATATAACTCTGTTCAACTACCTTCTTTGCGTAAAAACGTACTAGGAACAATCACTGCGGGTAATAGTTATTTATCATGCCCTAATGATTATTTGTCAACCTATTCTTTAGCTGTCATTGATCCAGTAACTGGAAATTACACTTATCTGCTAAATAAAGATGTAAACTTTATTCGTGCCGCCTATCCCAGCCCTGCAGCATCTGGTACTCCTTATTGTTATGCTTTGTTTGGTACGCAATATAACAATGCTAACGAATTGTCTTTTATTCTTGGGCCTACTCCAGATGTTAATTATCAAGCTGAGTTACATTATTTTTATTACCCACCAACTATTGTTCAAGGTCAAATTAACCTTTTAGGTGCTATTACTGCTGGCTCGCTATATACCAATGGTGTATACCAAAACGTAGCTTTAACAGGAGGTTCTGGTGCTAACGCAACTGCTGATATCCTTGTCGTGGGAGGCTCTGTCACTTCCTGCACTCTTAAGTTTGGTGGTAATTTTTATATTGTCGGTGATGTGCTTTCTTGCGCTTCTCTTGGTCCTACTGGCAGCGGTTTTTCAATCCCAGTAAGTGGCGTTTCTAATGCTACTGGCACAAGCTGGCTGGGCGAAAATTATGACCCAGTTCTGTTATATGGTTCTATGCGTGAAGCGATGCTCTTTATGAAGGGCGAACAAGATTTGGTAACTTATTACGAAACTAAATATCAAGAGGCACTTTCACAACTTAACCGTCTTGGTACAGGTCTTGAGCGTGGTGATGCTTATAGAGATGGTCAAGCCAGAATTAAGGTTACTCAATAATGCCAATCGTACAAGGCTCCACTACTACATTTGCCCAGAATTTATTAAATGGCAATGAAAACTTTACTACTGGCACTTACTATATTGCCCTGTATACAGCTAATGCTAATTTAAATAACACAACTTTAGCTTATACAACTGCTAATGAAGTAGTAGGTACTGGCTATACGGCTGGTGGTCAGCCCCTGACTATTACGGTTACGCCGACTATAGATAACACTAATAACTTAGTTTATATTTCATTTGCTAACGCAATTTGGACCCCCGCATCATTCACTTGTAGAGGTGCGCTTGTCTATAATTACACTACTAAAGCAGCTTGTTTTGTGCTAAATTTTGGTTCAGATAAGACCTGTAATAGTAGTTTTACCGTGCAGTTTCCGGCAGCGACTAGTACGTCTGCTATTTTATCAATTGGTAGTTATACAAGCGCTACCGTAGTAAGTTCTGGAGATTAATATGCAAAAAGAATTAGCAAGTTGTGGTGATAGCGCTGTAGCTACCCTGCAGGCAAGAGCCGATATTCCTGAAGGTATGGGGATTGAGGGTTGGTACCATGTCGAGTGCCATGATAAAGACGGCAATCTTAAGTGGACTGAAGAGTTCCCTAACCTCGTTGTAGCCGTAGGTAAGCAGTTAATGCTTGACACTCTTTTAAAAGGTTCTAGCTATAGCGTGACTGGCCCATATTTGGGTCTTACAAAGGTAAGCCTTACACCGGCAGCTACGGATACAATGACTACATTGATTAGTACTAATGCCGCTGAATTTACTAACTACACAGTTGGTGGTTCTGCAGTGCGTGGTACAGCCGTATTTGCTTCTTCTACATCTACTGGCTCAACACCGTCAAACGTTACTTCTTCGACCGCATCGGCTATTACTTACACCATTACAGGTGCAGGCGGTACGGTTTATGGTTGCTTCTTGGTATTAGGTTCTGGTGCTGTAAATACACAAGGCTCTACTGCGGGAACGTTGTATAGTGAAGGCAACTTCTCTGTGGCTAAAGTCACAACCTCAGGCGATACCGTAAGCGTGACTTACAGCACAACTGCCACTTCTTAGTCCTTGATTTATAAGGGTTTTTTGTGTTCTACACATATAGCCATGCTACCCCTGAAGGACGTATCTTTTACATTGGTAAAGGACAGGGGAAGCGTGCATATGTAGAGTATGGTCGCACTCAATATTGGAAAAATGTTGTTGCTAAACACGGAAAACCAGTAGTGCAGATCCTAGCTAACTGGAAAACAGAAGCCGAAGCGCTAGACCATGAAATACTTTTAATTGATTGCTTCCGTGATATGGGCTATAAATTAGTCAACCTAACTGATGGTGGCGAAGGTGTTGTTGGGTTAAAGCATACCCAAGAGACCAAAAAGAAAATGAGCATTTCTAAAACTGGCGTTGCTGGTCATAAATGTGCTGAAGAAACTAAAGAAAGACTTAGAAAAATTAATCTAGGTAAAAAACATTCTGAAGAGACTAAGAAAAAACTTAGTGAGCATAACAAAGGGATGCAAAACTCTTTAGGATACAAGCATACTGATGAAGCCAAAATAAAAATCGGATTAGCCTCAAAAGGAAACAAATACGCTGTTGGCAATACTAGTAGAAGAAAGTGGGTTTGGGTTGGAACAGAAGTTAGTTCTGGTAAAACTATTGAACTTGCTGGAATTAAAGCAATAAAAGATGCTGGTTTTCAAGAAGCCAATATTATTAAATGCATTAAAGGAATTATCAAAGTCCATAAAGGATATACTTGGACTAAAAAACTTTGGGAAAATAAATCATGGCATTAGTTATTGATGATCGTGTCAGAGAAACTACGAATACAACAGGAACAGGCTCATTTACTTTACTAGGTGCTGTTACAGGTTATCAGTCATTCTCTGTTATTGGTAACGGCAATACAACATATTACTGCTGTGCGGACCAAGGTGGCCCGAATTGGGAAGTCGGCATCGGCACTTGGTCAACTGGCGGCACTTTAGCTCGTACTACGGTTTTATCTTCTTCTAATGGCGGTTCTTTAGTTAACTTTACTACTGGTACTAAGGATGTCTTTGTAACCCAGCCATCTGAAAAGGCTGTTACTACTGATTCTATGTATACGCCAAGCACTTTTGCTGGAACATATACAGACGGTATCGTAGTTGATTATGTAACTAATAATGGTCGTATTAGTGTTGGCGGCGGTGACGGAATCACTTTTTACAATGGTGGTGTAGGTAATACATCTCTTGGTGGAGTTAATAGTTCTGGCGTATGGTCTTTGCCAACATTGAACTTAACTAATGCTTTAACTGTTCCTTATGGTGGTACAGGTCTTAACTCATTAACTGCTGGATATATCCCTTATGGTAACGGTACTGGCGCTTTGAGTTCTAGTAGTAATTTATATTTTAGCGGAACTAATCTAGGTATTGGTACTAGTAGTCCAAGCACTTATTTACAAGTTGGCAATGGTTCAGGAAGTTCACAAAATTATATTTGGGCTGCTGGAAACTCAACTAATCCTCCTAGCTCGGCTACTTATGGTGTTTTGCTTGGTTCAAATTTATCTCAAGGTAATTCAGAAGCCAATATAGTTTGGGGTCAAGGTATTAGCTCTAGTCAATATTTAGGCATTGGTAAATGGACTGGTTCTGCTTATACAGAGCAGATGCGTATTGACAGCTCTGGTAATTTGATGGTTGGGATGACTACCGCATTAGGTCAGGTAACATTTAATAAGTATAACCCCGGTGCTCTCGGCCCAAGTCTTTGGTTA